AGTTAGAGGTAAATACGCTTATATGATTTCTGATCGGTCAGGTCAGAGATTTCCATATGAAGAAATGGTACAAGAATGGAATGGTTCATGGGTGCATATATCTGAATATGAACCAAAGCAACCACAATTAGATCCAAAACCAACTACAGCTGATCCACAAGGTTTACAATATGCACACCCTGATAGAGTAGAACCTGAAGTATTAATTTTATTAAATCCAGATCCTTTTGAAACTGTTATTTATTCAAGTGATACTTATGTAAATGTATTTTCACCTAATCATCAAAGAGAAACTGGAAACACTGTAAGATTTAGAGGACCAACGGATGATACAGGTTTTTCAGATGTTCCATCCTTTGATGGAGTTACAGATATTTCAGATTCAGATGGATTTACAATTACAATTGGAAAAATAGATTCTTCTGGTAATATAACAGATACTACAAATTACTTTCATTTTGAAAGTGCAGATACAGCAACAACAGGAGGAGTATCGGGTGGTGGTGCAGAGTGCACTGCAGGTCCTGTTACATTAGAAGCTTAATATGACATACACAGAATTGGTTACAAAAATTAGAGATTATACAGAAGTTGATTCAAATGTATTTACGTCAACAATTGTAAATGGATTTATATTAGATGCTGAGTGGAGAATTCAAAGAGATGTAGATTCTGATAATAATAGAGAGTATGCAACAGCGACTATTATTGCTGGCCAACCTTATGTAAGTACACCTATTTTAACAGATCAAACTTTAATCATTAGAGAAGCTCAAATTATTCCATCTGCAGTTTACAGTAGTAATTCTATTATAGAATATAGAGATACTGGTTTTATTAATGAATATAATGCTTCTAATGCAACAGGATTACCAAAATATTTTAGTTATTGGGATCAAGCTAATATTATACTAGCTCCAATTCCAGACTTGACATATACCATGCAATTAAATTATACCTTGAAACCAGCAGGATTATCTAGTAGTGTTGCTACAACATATTTAAGTCAGCAATTTCCCTCTGGCTTGTTATATGCATGCCTTGTTGAGGCTTACGGTTTTTTAAAGGGTCCAAATGATATGATACAATTTTACGAACAAAAGTATCAGTCAGCGTTACAAGGATTCTCTATTGAACAAATGGGAAGAAGAAGACGAGATGAATTTCAAGAAGGTTCACCTCAGATTCAAAAACAAGGATAATATAATTAGGAGTTAATATGGCTATAACACAAGCAGTTGCAAATTCGTTTAAAGGTGAGTTAATGCAGGGACAGCATAATTTTACTGCAGCTACTGGAAACGTTTTTAAACTTGCTCTTTACACTTCTGCAGCAACATTAAATTCATCAACAACAGTTTACACTTCAACAAATGAAGTTGCTAACACTGGTCAATATACAACAGGAGGTGGAACATTAACAAATGTATCACCAGTTGTTTCAAGTGGTGTTGCATTCATAGACTTTGCAGATATATCTTTTACTGGAGTTACATTAACTGCAGCAGGATGTTTGATTTACAACACATCATCATCTAACAAAGCAGTAATGATATTAGATTTTGGTGGAAGTAAAACAGCAACATCTGGAACTTTTACAATTCAATTTCCAGCAGATACAACAGCAGCGGCCATTTTAAAAATTGGCAACGCGTAATAGGAGATAACCTATTATGGCACTAATTTTAAAAGATAGAGTTCAAGAAACTAGTACAACCACTGGTACTGGACCATTTACATTAAATGGAGCGGTAACTGGTTTTAGTTCATTTTCTGTAATTGGAAATGGTAATACAACTTATTATGCTATTACAACTAGTGGATCTGAATTTGAAGTAGGAATTGGAACTTACACATCTTCTGGAACTTCTTTATCAAGAGATACAATTTTAGCTTCTAGTAATAGCAATAATTTAGTTAATTTTACTGCAGGAACAAAAAATGTATTTGTAACTTATCCAGCTGATAAATCAGTTAATTTAAATAGTGATGGTAATTTAGATCTTACTGGAAAATCTATTATATCTACATCTAATGGTAATATTACAATTACTCCTAATGGTACAGGAGATGTAGTATTATCAGCAGATACAGTTAAAATTGGTGATACTAATGCCAATGCTACAATTACGACAGATGGCACTGGAGATTTAATTTTAAACACAAATAGTGGAACAAATAGTGGATCAATTACAATTCAAGATGCTTCTAATGGTAATATAGTATTAGCACCTAATGGAACAGGTAGAATTCAAGTTTCTGGAACTTCTTCAAATGCTGGCGGAATTGAATTTTTTGAAGATACAGATAATGGAACTAATAAAGCATTATTAACAGCCCCAAGTCTTCTTGCATCAGATATTACATTAACTTTACCTAACACAACATCTACTTTAGGATATCAAAATTTACCAGCTGTGGGAACCAAAACTGGATCATACACACTTGCAACAGGAGATGTTGGAAAATATGTTCAAGTAGGATCAGGAGGAGCAATAACAATTCCAGATGCTACTTTTACAGAAGGAGACGCAGTTAGTATTTTTAATAATACAACTACAAACATGACAATTACTTGTACAATAACAACTGCTTATATAGCAGGAACAGATTCAGATAAAGCTACTATGACTCTAGCTACTAGAGGTATAGCAACAATTTTATTTATTAATTCAACAACTTGTGTAGTTACTGGTAATGTGACGTGACAGGAATTTCTTTAATGTTTGTTGGCGCTACTGTTGTTATGCCACCAAGTTCTGTAACTTATCATATAGTAGGTGGAGGAGGTGGTGGTGGATCAGGAGCAACTGGAGGATTGTCTGGAACAGGAGCAGGTGGTGGTGGATCTGGTGGATATTCAACAGGAAGTGCCTCTATAACAGCTGGAACATCTTATACAATTACTGTAGGTGGAAGAGGAGGTGGTAATGGAAGTCCTGGAACAGGTTGCGATGCTAGTGGTGGTAATGGAACTGGAGGATCTAGTTCTTCTGCATTTTCTGTAACATCTACAGGTGGAGGAGGTGGGGGTAAAGGAAATAATGGAGGTCCAGGAGGATCCGCTGGAAGTGCAGGTTCTCCAAGTGGTAACGCTGGTACAGCTGGTAATAGTAGCCCACCAGGAACTTGTACTAGTACAACACCTCAGTCTGGAGGAGCAGGTGGAAACTCTCCATATTCTGGTTCAGGAGGTTCAGGAGGTTCAGGAGGTTGTGCTGTAGCAGGTGGAAATGGAACTGGTAATGGTTCTGGAGGTGGAGGAGGACAAGGAGGTAAATGTTGTGGAGGAGGTACTGGAAGTGGTTGTTCTGGAGGTGTAGGTGGATCTGGATCTGATGGAGTAGTTGTTATAAGTTATTCTTCAGCATTTAAAAATGCAGCTTCAACAACAGGTTCTCCAACTTTTACAGATAGTGGAGGAACAAAAACATATACATTTACAGGTTCGGGTAGTATTACTTGGTAAATTATGTACCAAGAAAGAATTGAAATATGTAAAAAATGTGAATATTATGAATCTTGGACTTCTCGATGTAAATCTTGTGGATGTTTTATGTTTCTTAAAGCAAGAATTGATTCTGCAAGTTGTCCAGAAGGAAAATGGAAAAGAAAAATAAAAAATATGGCTTATTTTGCACAGATAGATTTTGAAAATTTAGTTACTCAAGTCATTGTTGTAAATGATGAAGTTATTGGAAATAAAATTTTTCCAGAAAGTGAAGAAATAGGAATAAATTTTTGCAAATCTTTATTTGGACAAAATACAAATTGGAAACAAACAAGTTTTGAAAAAAGTTTTAGAAAAAATTATGCAAGTATAGGTTATACATATAACTCTGACTTAGATGCTTTTGTTCCTCCAAAACCTTTTAATAGTTGGGTATTAGATCCAGTTAATTGCGTCTGGGAACCTCCAATTTCTAGACCTGAAGATGGAAAAACATATGACTGGAATGAAGAAAGTTTATCTTGGAAAATGAGACAATCTTAAAATAATATGTTTGGAATTTCAGCATTTTCACAAACTCCGTTTTCATCTTTAGCTGAGGAAACTTTGATTTTTGTTACAGGAGAACAATTAAATATTTCATTAAATAATAATTTAAATTTTTTAATTGATGGAAGTGTAACTTTAACTGGACAACAATTAAATATTACAGAGGGAGAAGTTGATGCAAATCCAGATGCAAACGTTACAGGGGAACAATTAAATATATCTTTACAAAATGTAACTATTACAGGAAATGCTGATATAAATTTAAATGGAGAACAAGTTAATTTAAGTTTAAATAGTGTGACAGTTGATGCTAATACTATTCCTAATATTACAGGACTTGGATTAACTTCAGATGCAGGCACTGCCTTTGCTGGTATAACTTTTGTTATTGACGTAACAGGAAATAGTTTGACTGTGTCTTTAAATAGTATTAATAATCAAATCTGGACAGTTGTTAATACCGGAACTGCTGCAACTTGGACAGAAATTGACACAGCCGCATAAATTTAATAAATAAATATAAGGAATTAATATGGTATCAAGTTATTCAACAGACCTTAAACTAGAATTAATGGTTACAGGCGAAAACGCCGGTGCATGGGGTGATATTACAAACACAAACTTAATAATTCTCCAACAAGCAATTGCAGGTTATCAAACAGTAGCTCTTAACGCTACAACAGGTGCAACTCTTACATTTACAAATGGTGCATTATCAGATGGTAAAAATGCAGTTATAGAACTTACAGGAACTATTACTGGTAACGTAAGTGTTATTATTCCAGATGGAATTGAAAAAACATATTTAGTAAAAAATAATACAACTGGTGCGTATACTGTTCAAATTAAGACAACTTCAGGAACAGGACCAACATTTGCAACTACCGATAAAGGAATTAAATTAGTTTATGCAGACGGAACAAACGTAAATGATTCTAATTTACAAAAATTATCAAGTGACTATGCCCCAACATTATCAGCTAATTTAAGTACTAATTCACAAAATATTATTGTATCAACTGGATATGGTATTTTAGATAGTAACTCTAATGAACAAATTAAATTTACAACAACTGCATCAGCTACAAATGAAATTACAATAACAAACGCAGCAGCTGGTGGTAATCCAGAGATTTCTGCAACAGGAGGAGATACAAACGTTGGATTAACTTTAACACCAAAAGGAACTGGAAAAATTACATTAAATGGTGAATCTAAAATATTTAGTGTATTTGAAGGTGCAACAATATCTACAACTTATATAACTTCATTTAATTACGATGTACTTACGCAAGCTGTTTATTATCAAAACGTTGCTTTAGGATCTAATTTTACAGTTAATATAAGAGGGGATTCATCTAATGCACTGAATTCTATTTTATCAGTTGGTGAATCAGCTACTATTGCATTAATTACTAAACAAAATAATACAACATTTTATAATAACGTAATTCAAGTTGATGGAACTACTGTTACAGCAATTTATCAAGGTGGATCTGCTCCAACAACTGGTAATGCTTCATCACATGATGTGTACACTTACACGGCAATTAAAACAGCAGCATCAACATACACAGTATTAGCAGCACAAACACAATTTAAGTAGGAGGAGAAAGAATGCCAGTTCAATCAACACGTGGAGGAGCTTCCGCAAAAGCATTTGGATTTGGGGGTGGTTCAGTTCCTTTTATGATAGCTACAGGAGGAACTACTACAACTTCTGGAGATTATAAATATCACACATTTAATTCAGGAGGAGATTTTACTGTAACTAAAGTTGGTACAAATCCAACTTATGGAAATTCAGTTGATTATTTAGTAGTTGCTGGTGGTGGGTCCGGTGCTTATGGAGCTGGTGGCGGGGGTGGAGCTGGTGGATATAGAAGTTTAACAGCAACAGTTACTGCTACTACATATTCTATGACAGTTGGTGGTGGAGGAGGAACTTCTTCTGCATTTAGTAATTCTTCTAGTGCAGGTGGAAGTGGAGGAGCTTCATCCTCAGGTAGTGGTTCATCTGGTGGATCTGGAGGCGGAGCAGGACATCAATCATCTGCATCAGGAAGTGGTAATCAAGGAGGTTATTCTCCATCTGAAGGAAACAGTGGTGGTAGTGGTATTTTTTTTGGTGGTTTTAATGCCATAGGCGGAGGTGGTGGAGGAATAGCTACATCAGGAGGAGCACCTGGTCCTGGTTATGGAGGAGATGGAACTTCATGGTACGACGGAACATATTATTCAGGTGGAGGAGGCGGAGGCCGAATCGGAGGAGGGGGTGGATCAGGAGGAATTGGTGGAGGAGGTCCTGGTGGACCAAGTAGTACACCTGGAACTGCAGGAACTACAAATACCGGTGGAGGAGGTGGAGGAGGTGGAAGTACTCAACCTGGAGGATCTGGAGGATCTGGTATTGTAATTGTCAGATATAAATATCAATAAAATTATGGCACATTTTGCAAGACTAGATTTAAACAATAAAGTTTTAAACGTTTTAGTTATATCTAACAACGATATATTAGATGAAAATGGTTTAGAAAATGAACAAAAAGGAATAGATTTTTGTCACAAATTATATGACAAAAAAGCACCTAATGTCACATATAAAAAAACTTCTTACAATACTAAAGGAAGAAAATACTATAATACTAATAATACTTTAGCATCTGATCAATCAAAGGCATTTAGAAGTAATTTTGCAGAAATTGATGGAATTTATGATTCTGTTTTAGATGCTTTTATACCTAAAAAAAGATATTCAAGTTGGGTTTTTGAAGAATCAACACATACTTATATTCCACCTATTCCTAAACCAGAAGGTGATTATTATTGGAACATAACTGATCTTAATACAGGTGAAGGTTTTTGGGCATCTTCGTTTTGGTAACACTTTACATTGATTATATACAATTTTTTTGATATATTTAAATTAGAATGTATAAGAATTATTACTGGTTATTTAAAAACGCAATTTCTAAAAAAGTTTGCGATAAGATAATAGAACAAGGTTTATCTAAAGAAAAGTTAGAAGCAGAGACAGGTAATATTAATAAAACTATTAATAAAAAATTAAGAAATTCAAGTTTAGTTTGGTTAGAAGAAAAATGGATTTATGATTTAATTTTGCCTATCTTACATACTGCCAATAAAAACGCAGGTTGGAATTTTCAAATTGATTGGTCTGAATCTTGTCAATTTACAATGTATCAAAAAAAACAATATTATAATTGGCATTGTGATATTTTTTCAGAACCTTATCCAATAAATTATAAATTTGAATCTTTTAGAGGAAAAACTAGAAAATTATCTATGTCTATTTGTTTATCAGAAAAAAATGATTTTTTAGGAGGAGATTTTCAATTTGATTATAGAAATAGAGAAGATGGAAAACCTAATATAGAAACAATTAAAGAAATAAGAGAAAAAGGAAATGTACTTGTATTTCCGTCAAATGTTTATCACAGGGTAACCCCGATAAAAAAAGGAACAAGATATAGTTTAGTAAATTGGTTTTTAGGTTATCCGTTTAAATGATTATAGATAGCATATTAATAGTAGGAGGAGGTTCTTCAGGATGGATGACAGCGGCCACCTTAATAAAAGAATTTCCTAATAAAAAAATAACACTAATAGAATCTCCTAATATACCTATAATAGGAGTTGGAGAAAGTACTATTCAAGGAATTAGGAGATGGACTACTTTTTTAGATATAGATGAAAAAGATTTTTTAAAACACACTGATGGAAGCTATAAATTAAGTATAAAGTTTACAGATTTTTATAAAAAAGGAGAAACATTTCATTATCCATTTGGAGAACCCCATTTAGTAGGAACAAAAGCAGGATTAAATGATTGGTGGTTTAAAAAATTTTTAAATCCTGAAACTCCAAATTCAGACTATGTAGATTGTTATTATCCACAAATGGGATGGATAAATAATAATAAAATTTCTTATAATGAAAACAATGAAATATATTTTAATTTTAAAAAATATTCTGCTTTTCATTTTGATGCTGTTAAATTTGGTATATGGTTAAAAGATAATTATTGTATTCCAAGGGGTGTAAAACATATTAAGGAAGATGTTATATCCATAGAACAAAATGAAGAAGGTATTAAAAGTTTAAACAATAAACATAAAGCTGATTTATACATAGACTGCACAGGTTTTAAATCTTTGTTATTAGGACAAACTTTAAATGAACCTTTTAATTCTTACAAAGATTTATTACCTAATAACTCGGCATGGGCAACTAGAATGCCTTATAAAAATAAAAATAAAGAGTTGGTGTCATATACAAATTGTACCGCAATAAATAATGGTTGGATATGGAATATTCCTTTATGGAGCAGAATAGGAACAGGATATGTTTATTCGGATAAATTTGTAAATGATGAAGATGCTTTAAAAGAGTTTAAAAAATACTTAGGAACAGACGAATTAGAATTTAAAAACATTAAGATGAGAGTTGGATTGCATAATAGGTTATGGGTAAAAAATGTTGTGGCTATTGGTTTATCAGCTGGTTTTATTGAACCTTTAGAAAGTAATGGGCTATTTACGGTTCATGAATTTTTAATGATTTTATTAAGAAATATGCAAAGAGAAAAAGTATCTCAATGGGATAGAGACAATTTTAGTTATGAATGTAAAACATTATTTAGAAATTTTGCAGAATTTGTTGCTCTTCATTATGCATTATCACAAAGAACAGATACTGAATATTGGAAATCTCATTTTAATAAAACATGGGAAGAAAATTTAATTAATATAAAACCAAAACATACAAATGGAATGTTTCAAGCAGTTTTAGATAGAACACATAAATATAGTTTTGATGTAAATGGGGGATTACATTGTATAGCAGCAGGAATGAATTGGGCACCTACTAATATTGCTACAATATTAAATTTTTCTCATATTGATAAAAAAATGTTTGAACTAACTTGTAAACCTTTTATAGATTTGTTAAATAGTAGAAAAAAAAGATGGAATGAAATAGCTAAAGGAAAATTAACTTTATACAGGTTTTTAAAAAAACACATTTATAATAAAAGTAAAAATGAAAACATTTTACATTGATACATTTAAAACTTCTATAACTAGAGTAGAATTAAATCTAAACTTAAAAAGTTTATCTAAATTTTGTTTTAATTTAGAAAAAAAACAACAAAGTAATTATTTGAGTAACATAGGTGGATTTCAAAGTAAAAATTTAAATTTAAATGATTTAAGTATTAGAGAATTATTAAATGCGATAGACATGCATGTAAATACAACAGGAAAAGAGATTTATAAGTTTAAAAATAAATTAAAAATTTCTAATATGTGGTTAAATATTAATAGATATAAAGATTTTAATTGTACACATAATCACCCGTTTAGTATTTTATCTGGAGTTTTTTATGTAAAAGTACCTAAAAATTCAGGGAATATTGCTTTTGTTAATGATTTTCCAATTACTGAATTTGTTTCAGAAACATTTATGGAAGAATTTAATAACTATAATTGTAAAACATATAATTTTAATTCTGAAGAAAATGTATTATATATTTTTCCTTCTTGGTTAAAACATACTGTTGGACCTAATTTATCTCAAAAAGAAAGAATTTCTTTTTCTTTTAACACTCAATTTTAAATGTTAGAACAATTATTTGGATTTCCAATGTATAGAACTTCTTTAAAGAAGAAGAAATACGAAAGAAAAAAAATAATATCTGCAATAGAAGAAAACTTTAAAAAAGATCCTGTTAGAAATAATTGGGATTCAGAAGGAGATTTATCAAGTGTAATGCACCATTCATATAATGATAAAAATAATAATTTTATAGAACCTGATTATAAAAGTTTAATACCTATTTATAATAAACAAATAGAAATATATTTAAAAAAAATAGGATTTAAAAATAATTTTTCTTACAAATTTGAAATAATTAATTATACGTGCATGGTGGAAAATCAATATATGGTACCTCACGTACATCGTGACTGTGATTTTTCAGCAATTCACTACGTTCAATATGATGATACAACAAATAATTCTACGTTATTTTATAATGCAAATTCTCAACATTTATGTAACTATATAGAAGATAAAAGAACATTTCTTTATTCGAATGTAGATAATATGCTTCCTCATAATTCATGGATTTTTAAAAATTTTAAATATGCAACTAAAGAAGATGATCTTGTTATCTTCCCTGCTTATTTAGAACATTCAGTTCCACATGTTAAAAAGTCTAATAAAAATAGAATAACAATATCTTTTAATATCTCTATATATAACTAAATATATAGATTAACTTAATAAAACAGGTATAATGAAAGATTATGCCATTGCAAAAAATACAATTTAAGCCAGGATTTAATAAACAACAAACTGCAACCGGTGCCGAAGGGCAATGGATTGAAGGAAATAATATTAGATTTCGTTACGGTGAACCTCAAAAAATAGGTGGTTGGCAACAATTAGTGTCTCTAACATTAGCAGGTCCTGCCAGAGACCAGCATACTTGGACAGCATTAGATGGTAAAAAATATGCAGCAATAGGTACTTCTAAAATATTAGTTATTTATTATTCAGGTCAATTTTTTGATATCACTCCACTTGGAACAGCTTTAACATCTTGCACCTATACATCAACAACAGGATCTGCAACCGTTACCATTAACAAAGCAGGTCATGGATTAGAGGTAGGCGATTATATTGTCTTTACATCGGTTACAACTCCAGGATCTCCTACAACAGGATATACTTCTGCAAGTTTTACAACAAATACTTTTGAAGTTATTTCAGTTCCAACGTCGGGAACTTTTACAGTTACCATGGCAACTGCTGAAACAGGAACGGGTGTTACTGCAGGAGGAACATTAACCACAACTCCTTATATCATTGTAGGCCCCACTGCTCAAACATCTGCCTATGGTTATGGTACAGGATATTGGGGTGGAACAATTCCAACATCTGTCACTACACAATTGAATGGAGGAATTAATAATTCTGTCACAACAATTACTGTTGATGATACTTCAGCATTTCCAACAGGATCTGGAAGAATAGATATTGATACAGAATTAATTACTTATTCAGGAAAAACTTCAACAACTTTTACAGGTTGTACTCGAGGTACAAGTGGATCAACTGCTGCATCACATTCAGATAATGCAGTTGTAACTGATGCAACAAATTGGACTGATTGGGGTGAAGAATCTAATACCACTTCAACTACCCTTGCACCTGGATCCTGGTCACTTGATAACTTTGGTCAAATTCTAGTTGCAACAATTAAAGATGGTAAAACTTTTACTTGGGATCCATCTGTTGTGGGAGCAACTTCTACAAGGGCAACAATTGTATCGGGTGCACCAACGGCATCTATTATGAGTATTGTATCTGATAGAGATCGACATTTATTTTTAATGGGAACAGAGACAACGATTGGCACACCTTCAACACAAGATCCAATGTTTATAAGATTTTCAAATCAAGAAGACATTAACACTTATGCGCCAACGGTGACAAATACTGCAGGTACTTTTAGATTAGATACGGGCAACGAGATTCGAGGGGCTATACAGGGTAAAGACTATATTTTTGTACTTACCGATCAAGCAGCATATGTTATTCAATTTGTAGGTCCTCCATTTACATTTTCTGTAAGACAGGTTGGAACAAACTGTGGTTGCATTGGTCAACATGCAATAATATTTGCACAGGGTGCAGTTTTTTGGATGGGTAGTTCTGGAGGATTTTTTGTTTATGATGGAACAGTTAAACAATTACCATCGCTTGTTGAAGACTTTGTATTTACAGATGTTGGAGATAATTTAGGAATTAATTATGATTCAGGACAAATAGTTTATGGCTATCATAATTCTTTATACAATGAAGTAGGTTGGTTTTATCCAAAATCAGGTCAAACACAAATAGATAGAAACGTTGTTTATAACTACACCGAAAATACTTGGGTAACTGGATCTTTGGCAAGAACTACTTATCAAGATGCAGACACTTTTGATTTTCCATATGCAACACAATATAATGCAACGGGCACACCTACGTTTCCAACTATTAATGGAGTGACTAGTTTATTTGGTTCTACTAAATATTGGGAACATGAAAGTGGATTTAATGAAGTAGACACGGCAGGTAATAAAACAGCTATTGCTGCTTTTATTAAATCTGGAGACTATGACATATCTGAACAAGGTTTAGGTGGTGATGGTCAACTAATTATGCGTGTTAAAAGATTTGTGCCTGATTTTAAAAATTTAGAAGGCAATGCAAAAATAACTTTATTTTTTAGAGATTATCCAGCAAATTCAAATTCAACTCCATCTAGTACACCACCAACAATTACTGGCCCCTTTACAATTACATCTTCAACTGATAAAGTAGATACCAGAGTTAGAGGAAGACAAGTAAGTTTAAAAATAGAAAATGATGCTGTTGATGAGTCTTGGAGGTATGGAACTTTAAGATTAGATATTGAAGCAGGAGGAAGAAGATAATGGCAAAAATAACTGCATATGTACCAGAACCATCACCGACTTATGATGCCTCTAATCAAAGACAAATTTTAGAATCAGTTAATACAATTAAAGATCAATTAAATTTTAGTTTTCAAAAAGATTTAAAAGATGAACTGCAAACATTTACTTGGTTTTTATTTAGCGGACCAAAAGATTAATGACTATATTTTATAAAAATCAAGGTTACGATTTAACCACAACTAATTTAACAACGGTGTTAAATATCAACACTTCTAGTGTTGCAATCATAAAAGAAATATCAGTTACTAATGATGATAACACTGCTCGTACAGTAGATTATTTTTTTCATGACGCATCTACATCAACTACATATAAATTTTATCATACAAATGTTTCTGCAAATTCTCATGATAATGCAGTACACAATGCACTTGTATTAGAAGGAGGAGATTATTTACAATTTCAAGCAGCTACTGCAAATGTTATCTCTGGACAAATATCTTATGCTCTGTTAACAAGGACTGGAGAAAATGGATAATATACCTACGATAGAATGTAAGACAGAAGAAATTATAAAAAGTAAAAAGACTGGAAAGACTTATAAAACAATGGAAGATTTTTTAAAAGAAAATGTTAAAGAAGATTTACAAAAAGATTTATTTGTTAAAATAAGTCCGG